AAGTTCAGACGGCAAATTATCTCAGGCAGAAAAAGAAATTGTTGCTGATGCACTAATTCAATCAGTTGCACCAGGTGAAAATATTACTAAGGAACAAGTTGCAGATGCTGGAATTAAATTAGCAGATTTACCACCAGAGACTCCAGTTGAGGTTAGAACATCTGAAAGTGGAGATGCCGTTGTAATTACAGCAGAAGTTGGTGCACAGATTGAAATAGTTACTAATCCAGCAGCATTTGCACAAGAATTATTATCAAATCCAATTGCAGCCTTAAGTGCTTTAGGAAGTATTGGGGCAGATATGTCTCCAGCAGAAAGAGAAGAAGCAACCAAAATGGTTGTAGCAACAGTTGTTGCAACTGGAGCAGCACTTAATGCTGTAACAGTAGCAGGAGCAGCAGCAGGTGCAGCGACTAACGCAGCAGCATCTGCAGCAAGAACCGCAGGAGGAACAACACCAACACCTGGTGGTGGATCAAATGGTGGTGGACCAAGCGGTGGAGACCCAAGAATAAGGAGAAGAAAACCATGAAAATAATAAAAAAAGTAATGCAAGATATGATTGATCAGTTATGGACATTGCTGGGAATGTATATTGCATATGTAGTATTGGATGGATCAGCAAAAAAAATTGTTGGTGTAGCAATTATGGCAACAATGTTTGCTTGGGCTATTACTTATCCAATTAGAAATAAAGATTGGAAGGATGAACAATAATGGCAACTAAAAAAATACAAGAAATAGCAGAAGAACCAAAACAGGTAGGAACTGGAGCAATAGCAAGTATCAACAATATTATTATGCGTATTATTGCAGTATTTGCAGCATCAGGTCTATCGGTTATTGGTGCGGGGGCAGTAGTAGGAATCAGCACAATAAAGGCTGTAATCCTTGCTGGAACCCTTGGAGTGGCTACAGTAGTAGAAAGACTTGCTCGTGGATTTTTAGATGATGGTAAATTAACCATATCTGAGATTAATGCAGCATTTAAAACAGTAGATAAAAGAGATAAGTAGTCATTATTTACCTTGCTTGACGGCCCTCTTTAAAACTGGTATACTTTAATATATCCAGTCTGGGGAGGGCCTTTAGCATGACTTGTATTGCTGTCGTAAAACATGAAGATAAAATTTATATGGCAGGAGATCGTGGGGCCTCCGATGATGGAACAATTTTAGCACTTGATGCACCTAAAGTATGGAAAATTGGTGCATATCTTATTGGATATGCAGGAGCAATGGATGGTGAAAGAATTCGTTATAATTTTAAACCAACAGCACCAAACATTAAAGATACAGATAAATTTATGCAAACTAAATTTATTAAAGAATTAAGAGAATTTTATAATGATTTTTGGGTTGACACATCTAAAGATGGAGATCTTGGTTTAATTATTGCTATACGTGGTCAAATATATGAACATAGTTCTATGGATATGTCTTTATCTAAATATACCCTTCCATATTTAGCAATGGGTTCTGGAGCAGAATATGCATACGGTGTTTTATATGCAACAGATAAACAAAAAAATGCAAGAAACCGTGTAGTAAGTGCCGTAAATGCAGCAATTAAATTTAACCCATCTTGTATGGGTCCAGTTGACGTAGTCAGCATTTAGGAGTATACTTTTATTATGAACTATATCTATGATGAAAGTTTATCTCCAGAAGACCAAGAGTTTGGTATTTGGTTATCAAATGGTATTGAAAGAGGTTGGGTAACTGACCCTTATTGCAATACCCATGATGGTGGATATCAGTACATGAGTGAAGAAGAATCCCAAGAGTGGGATGACGGTGGCGACCCTTGTTGCCATGTAGTCCGTATTATGATATAAGGAGAAAAAATGAAGTTAAAATCAATGGTAACTGCAATTTCTTTAATTGCAGCAAGCGTTATGTTTGTTTCAGCAGGACCAGTGCAAGCAGGAGAGTGTTCCGCAGCAGATCCATGCCAAACATATGCAATGCTTGATAATGCTGGAACTGTTACAAACATTATTGTTTGTCAGCCATCTGTTTGTGGTGGTGGAGAATGGGCTGGTCAAAGAGTTGTTGCACAAGTAGCAGCAGATCCAGTAACACATCAAAATCAAGGTGGATTTTTGGGTACACCAGATGCACCAGTTAAAGAGTCTGGCGGTAATTTTACTATTACTAACACTGCTCCAGTAGTTAATCAAACAGTTATTAATCAGACAGCAGATGTTTCTGTTGTTTTAAATGCAAGAATAGATGCTGGAACAAGACAATCATTTAATTTTAATGATACTATTGGCTCTAACGGTTCTGATTTTTCTAAAACAATTGATACAGTAGATAACAATGTAGGCGCAACTATTTCTGCAGTAGAGTATACAGTTGTATCTGATACAAAAACTTCTGTGGTTGAGCAAACTGCTAAATTTGATAAAAGAAAAACTAAACAAGAAGTAGAAGATTATCTTTGGTTTCAAAGCCTAGACTTTCTTTGGTTTAATTGGTCATGGTTTTTAAACTGGACCTGGTTTGATAGTTGGCTTAGATAGCCCACAATTAGTGGGATTGGTCTGTAGCGCAACGGCAGAGCAGTCGACTGTTAATCGACAGGTTGTAGGTTCGAATCCTACCAGACCAGCAAAATAAAGAGTATACTATAAAGATTAAACAGAAAGTGGTTATATAAAATGCCAATTTTAGACAGTCTGGTATAATAAAAGGTATGGACTTAATATCATATATCAAACTTATGCAGGCTAATGCTTTTATTTTTTATACAAAAGCACACGGATACCACTGGAACGTAGAAGGAATTTTATTTAATCAATTCCATGAATTTTTTAAAGATATTTATGAAGATGTTTGGGCATCTGTAGACGATTATGCTGAATGGTTACGTAGACTTGGTCAGTATGCACAGTTTGATGTTATGGAAGTTTTTGCAACCTCTAGTTTAGATTATGATGGAGTAGTTAACTCACCTATTGATATGCTTCGCACACTTGGAGCATCAAATGATAGATTAATTCAAGATTTAAATATGGGATTTGAATCAGCAACACAAAATAATGAACAAGGTCTTGCAAACTTTATTGCAGAACGTATTGATCAACACGAAAAATTTCGTTGGATGATTAATGCTTCATTGGTAACAATAATTAACTAATAAGGAGAAATAATATGTCAGAGATAAATGTAAGTGCAGCAAAAGTTCTTGAAGCAGCAAAAAAATATGTTGATGAAAAATATACCGAAGGTCCAAACAATGATACGGTTTTTGGTAAGCGATATGGAATGAATCACCAACCATGGTGTGCAATGTTTGTTTCTGCATGTTTTGATGATGCTGGATTAGTTAAATTGGTTGCTGCTTCAACTAAAAAAGGCTTTGCTTCATGTGATGCAGGATATCAGTGGTTTGCTAAAAATAAACAAACAGTTCCAGTAGGAAAAGCAGAGCCAGGAGATGTAGTATTTTTTAATTTTGATAAAACACCAACAGATACAGAACACGTTGGAATTGTAGTTTCTAATGATGGAAAAGGTAAATTGGTTACTTATGAAGGCAATACATCAGGAGATACAAAAGGATCGCAAGCAAATGGAGACGGTGTTTTTAAAAAAACAAGATCATACTCTTTAGTAATGGGTATTGGCCGTCCAAAATGGTAGAGTCAGCAAAAAAAACATTTATTAAAACATTAAGTTGGGAAGCATTTCATTTAACAGTTCTTTCTGGAATAATTTATTTGTTTACTGGTGAATGGGAAGCAGCAACTTTTGTTGCAGTAGTTTATATTGTTGTTGAATCATTAGGATATTTTATACATGAAAGACTATGGAATAAATTTGGAAAAAAGTTAAAATAAAAGAAAAGGATTAATAATGTTTGAATATTATGTAAAAAAAGTTAATAAAATTGTTGATGGAGATACAATCGACGTAGATATTGATCTAGGTTTTGATATTTCTTTTAGTTCAAGAGTCAGACTTGCTGGTATCGATACCCCAGAAAGCAGAACAACAGATAAATTTGAAAAAACTCTTGGTCTTGAAGCAAAGGCTTATTTAAAGCATGCCATAGAAGAAGCAAAAACAGTTGTTATTAAAACAGAAAAAATGGATAGTTCCGAAAAATATGGAAGAATTCTTGGTTGGGTATTTTTAGATGGCTCTGATAAATCACTTAACCAAAAGATGATTGATGATGGATATGCTTGGGGATATATGGGAGAAACTAAAATTAAAGATTTTTCTGCCCTTGCTGCTCAACGTAAAAAATCTGGCAAATAATTTGCTAATTATTTAACTTAATGATATAATAGTTATATACCTGCCCATTAGGGGGGTATATTAACTTATTTGCTTGAAAGGGGAATAAAATGGTAACACAGTTCGCAATGGATCTATTCAATGATCCTTTTTTTATTGGCTTTAACAGAGAGTTAGGCCGTTTAAATACAGCACATAAAGTAAATTCACAATCATATCCTCCATATGATCTTCTTAAATTAGATGAAGATACATATCGTTTATCAATCGCAATTGCAGGATTTACAAAAGAAGATATTGATGTTTCAGTAGATAATGGAACGCTTGTAATTAAGGGTGAAATTACAGAAGTTACAGATGCTGAAGTTGTTCACAAAGGAATTGCTGGTCGTAAATTTGTACGATCATTTGCTCTTGGTGAATATATGGAAGTTACTGGTGCAGATCTTAAAGACGGTATGTTAAATATTAGCATTGACCGTATTGTTCCAGAAGAAAAAAAACCAAAAACAATTAAGATAAAGTAGTACAATAGAATAGTCCCTATACAGGACCTTAGTGATGGATTAGTTACCTATCGTATAGACCGTGGCCAACGTGCCTGGATTACCTGTATAGGGATTTTAATATTTAGCGGTATAATAATGCTAATGACTGGCAAAGAGTTAGCACATTATAATAAGCAAGAATTAAAAAGATTGCTTGCTAACATAAAAGAAAAATCTGGCTGTGTTGACTGTGGAATAAATAATCATATACTTTTAGATTTTGATCATATAAGAGATAAAAAATATAATATATCAAGAATGATTCATGATGGATTTTCTTGGAAAGCAATTAAAAAAGAAATTGAAAAATGTGAAGTTGTGTGTGCAAACTGTCATAGGATAAGAACTCATAACCGTAGAGTTGCATAAACCATACTTCTCTGATACAATTTATATATGAGAACGATTGGAAATATTTATGCCACTTTATGACTATAAATGTAATAAGTGTTCAATAAGTATTGAGTTTGAAAGAGGATTTGGTGAAGATAGAGAGCCAGTTTGTTGTAGTGAAACTATGTCAAGACAATGGTCTTCTCCTGGAGTAATTTTTAATGGTTCAGGTTTTTATTCAACAGATAATAAAAAGTAAGGGTATACTATGAATATGATTGCAGAAGAAGCACAAGTATGGCTATTAGATGCAACAGATAGATGTGATAGGTGTTTTGCACAGGCCTACATAAAGGTAATTGGCAATACTGGAGAGTTATTGTTTTGCAGTCATCATTACAACAAGGTAATGGATAATCCAGATGGATACAAAAAAATGATGAGTTTTATGATTGAATTGATTGATGAAAGAAAAAAACTAGAGGGGTAAAAATGATTATACAAATTATGGGTCTGCCTGGATCTGGCAAAACAGAATTAGCAAAAGCACTAAAAGAAAGAATTAATGCAATTCATCTTAATGCAGATGAAGTTCGTGCAACAGTAAATTCTGACTTAGGTTTTACACCTGAAGATAGACTAGAGCAGGCTCGTCGTATGGGAGAAATGGCAAGGCTAATTGCTAAGCAGGGTGTTGCTCCAGTAATTGTAGACTTTGTTTGCCCAACAGATTTAACTCGTGTAGCGTTTGGTAAACCAGACATTTTTATTTTTATGGATACAATTGAAGAGGGTCGCTTTGAAGATA